TGTGCCGACCTAGACGCGAATTTATCACCGATCACTGGGGGGCGATAGATACGTATGGTGGTTTTACCGAAATTGGCTCCATCGCCATTACGGCCCGTCAAATTTCGGTCTACATAGGCTGGTTCGGTGGAGCGGAATACTTTACTTTGGTCTTCGTATTTGATTTTCTTACTGGAATCGGCGCGATTTTCTTTAATGGGAAATACTTTTGCAATCAATACATCCCGATTTTCCAGTTTGGTATTGGGAGGAACAAACCCGTTTTTCCCCAATTTCTCGTAATTGGCGAATTTCATGCCCTTGGTCTCTTCTGGATTCGGTTTACTACGAATAATTTCGTCGCGAACCACATTATTATCTTCGTCTTTTTCCGTATGATATACGGTGGTGGAAAATAATCCACGTTTGATAGCTCCTTCATTCAAAATAATACTATCTTCTTGATTATAACCTGTATAGGTCATAATGGCCACATGTACTTGACATCCAGCCGGCATACGGTCTAAATGAATCGAATTCATCAATCGCGTATCGACTAGGGGCCGTGTAGGCGAATTCAGTACATAGGCGGTTTTCTCCATGCGTTGGTCATAATTCAGGGCCCCGAATCCCATTGCTTGTTTGGCCATGGCTGTTTGATAAATATCTCTGGCGGCTGGATTATGTTCTGGAAATGGAATACATGAGGCTAGAATACCCAATAAGGTTTGAGGATGGATTTCACATGCCGTAATAAATCGCTCATTACGAATGGTATCGATTTCCCTTTCTCTTTCTTTTTTCTGGTCATAGATTTTGGAATCTTCTCTTCCCATGATTCCTCCCTCTTTTCCCACTGCCAATATTCCACCCATTTGTTTGGATAAAAAGCTTGGATGCATCGTAATCATGGAATAATATTGTTCTTCTGGGTCGATATATTCCACCACGGATTCCTCCAATTTACAATTCGTTAATAAGTCATTCCATGACAATTCTCCTATATCCAATTTACGGACAATTTCTGGTGTAATCAGGACCTTTCCATCACGGACTCTTAATACTGGCCTAGTCAAACGTCCTCCGTCATTACATAGACGTATTTCCCCCCAAATATAATCGAAATAAATGGACGTATAAATATTGATAATTCCTTTACTCTTTTTATCTTTCAGAGACTTATATAACGCTATCGCATCCATTTCTGGACGGCCTCCTTCTGTCGATGATTTCACTACCCCCATCCAAACACCATTGATAAATACTTTGGCCTTTCCGTAAAGGTCCCTTGGCGTGACTGCGTCTTCAACTAGCGTGACATAAGGTCGTACATATTCATATAAACTACTACTATTTCCTGGAATCGTAATATGCGTATGACTACTCAGATTTTTCACTAAGCCTATGGACGAGCCTTCTGGAGTTTCAATGGGACAATTCGACACGACGAACGAAGAGGCGACGAAAGAATGGTTTTCACTTTGGGTGGTAAAATCATAGACCATTTCGGGCGCGATTTCGGTAATGGATAGAATTCCAATACTTACACAGCCATTTTCCAAGACATGGTCGCGAATGAAATCTTCATACAAAACATCCGTTGTAAAACGCCCATTGAAAACATCCTTGTCTGCCTTTTTTTTACGTTGGATTTTTCGGATTTGGGAAACAGGAATTTGAGTAAGAATACTCATTTGTTCCGCGGTTTGTCTATCCTCCTCCTTTTTCCCCATATTTTCCAAAATCATTTGAATTTTATCATCACGCTGTTTTTTATGAAATTCGCGGATTTTCAAATGTTCAATGACTGGCGCAGAGGTTCTTCTTTTTTCTTCGCAATAGGTATATTGTATGACATCCGCATATCGCACCAGGTTTTTGGTGGTTGCCTCAAATACAATTCCCACTTTTGTTTTGGTATCCTCCAATTTGGATTGTTTCAAAGAACATTCGATACCCAGTTCGCGGAACATTGACATAATCTGTTTCATATATTCCAAGGTATCTTCCAAGAATTCATTGGTAGTTGTTTGATAGGTAATTCCCAAATTTGGTTTATATCGAACGATTTCGTTGCTTTTTGATTCAGGGGCCATAGATTTAGATTTGGACAAATTACGTTGATAAGATAATCTACAACCATCTCCTCCCTGGAATCCGGATAAGAATTCGCGTTTGACGGACTCCCCCGACAACATTAACCAATCAGGAATGCGGCGTTTTATCGCGGTTTTTTTCCCGACGAGACCTCCCATTAAATACATGAAATAGGAAAAAGCCCCATTTTTCGATACTTCCCAAGTGGAAGAGGTAGTGGTTCGGCTCTTGACTTTATCTTCGAATTTGGTAATACGTCTGCGTATCGAAACTCCCGTGAATCCCAGGCCACGAATATCGTCTGCCAGTTGATAGACGTCATTCTTTTCCCCCACATTGAACACAGAAGAATAATATCCATTTTCTGAAACCCCTAAATGTCCGTCTGTGTTCAAAGCGGCAATCAAACGCGCCACTAATTTCAGTTTCGAGACCGGAATTTCCACGCCAATCAGATGAAGTTCCAATAATTCGACGCGATATTGTTCTAGAACTTCTGTTTCTTTGATACAGACCGACATGACAGGTTCGTGTGCTGTTCTTACCGAATCCAGCACGGGTAAAACGGTATGACGAATCACCAGATTATCATGCGCGACATCTAACTCACCCACCTTTTTCATTACATATTTTCCACTACCCCCTGAATCCTGAATCAAAAAGGGATGGTCTGCTGTTGCTTTGATTTTACGCCCACTTACCGTTAAGATTTCGTATAATTTATCCGGCATTTTTCCGAATTTACGGAACATATCGGAAGGCTGGTCTTCTAGAGTCTCGCGATTGACAGTTGTAACCCAGTCTCCGTCGTGAATATCGCATATTTTTTTACTATCCAATCCATTTGCTAATAATACATCTACATCCCCTGTCAAACATAAGAAACCCCATTGTGTGCCATGTAGCTTACGAGGATCAATCATTTCACTACTTTTATCCACTGGGGTATTAATTCGGCGTAAATGACTCAGTGTTGCCTGATACGTCAAACGGTTCAGTACTTGTGCCACTCCTACTTTATTGGAATTGGCCTGTTTGGTACTGAAATCACCGGTTGCCAACGCACGAATCATTCCCGTTTTAATGGTCGCAGGTTTCACAATTTTATAAATGTTGGATTTATTGATAATATTGGCGACATCGTCATGTGAACGCCAGGTCCCCTGTTTGATTTCTTTATTTACTGCTTTTATCATATCTTTGGTCATGCGATGATAATAATTACGAAACAAATTATTCAACGAAATCCCGGGTAAATCAATACGTTTATTCAGATAGGAATCGCGATTATCGGCTTTACTCCATCCTTTCCCAATATAAATCAAACGTTGTGCCATATAACCCAACATATATATTTTCTGTTTTGTAGTTCGGCAATGAGGAAATAGGTCATTATTCAATAATTCCGTGGTGAATTCGTGTTTTTTACGGAACCCATACGCCGCCCATTCTTTGCGTTTTTCTTCGTCCATTCCTTGAATACCTGTTCCACCAATATCCAGAGCCCCTCCTCCTCCCCCCCCGCCAATCGCGGAAGCCAACTCTTTTTTGGAAGGTCCGCCGCCTATTCCTCCACCGACGGAATGAAAAGTAGACGAATTTTGTGTAGTCATCATGGGCACATAACTGACCATCGACATCAAATGCCGAATCGCGTCTTCTTGAGTCAAAATGCGGTTGGCATCGATGACGGAAGCGTGTAAGAATTCCAACATTTCCGCCTGTTTCTCATCTTCCACATTCAGTAAAATGGTTTCGCAAATCTCTTTATCCGAAAGCACACCTAGTGCTCGGAATAATACGAACAATTCCACGGAATAATTGGGTTTCAATTTGGGAATACATACGAATATTCCATAGCCATATCCATTATCCTTCTTGGAAACCATCATTTCCACTTGTTTGGGCGACACACATTTGAAATCAGGTACCGATTTGATTTCCGCTACCCATTGCCATTTCGCCGTGTTTTTCCCATCGAAACAATAGATTTTATTTTCCGCCGCGCGTTCTTGTCCCAACACCGCTTTCTCTGAACCTTTGATGATGAAATAACCGCCACAATCCATCGGACATTCCCCCGTATATTCAGGACCAATATGACGATTTTGAGTCAACATACATAGCGAAGATTTTACCATGATAGGCATTTCCGTAATACTCACATTTGGAATCACATTGTTTTGTGTACGCACAATCTCAGACTCCGCATTACGTTCAATCGATACGATTTCTAGGTCCACAGTGGTATTAGAAGCATAGGTGAAATTACGCAGACGCGCTTCACTCGGTAATAATAATTTCGTGGCCCCATTGGTTTCATAGATTTGTGGAGATTGATAACGCATATTTTTCACTGTAACTTGGATTTCCAAGAAATATTTATCCGTTGTTCCTGGAATCAAATCTTCCGGTATACGCGCGACTAGTGGATTGAACATTTGAATGGTTTGATGTGCTTGGAAATGGATGAAATAATTATATGATTCCAATTGATGTCGGACTAAACGTTCTAGTGGTTGAATTTTATAATATGCGTCGGTGATGATAGGCGCTTCTTGAATAAAATCGGGGTATTCTGCGAAAATACCTTGTTTGATTTCTTCTTCCGGAGATTCGTCTCCAAATTTTGTTTCAGGTTCGCCTTGTGAATTATCATTTTCTCTAGTTTTGTCGTTGTTGTTTTTTTCATTTTCTTGCTTTTTTTCTTGTTTTTCAATCTGAATGATTTGTTTGATGGTTTTTTCAATTTCGTTCCCCCCCTTTTCTAATTTCCTTTCTTCTTCCCCCTCTTTTCCTACGACCACTGGAATAAATTCTTTGAATACTTCCAAAGTAGATTTCTTCAAATGAATCGCATCAATCTCCTTTTCCAAAGAAGAAGAAGAAGAAGATGGACAAGGAAGAGGAATTCCAACATTTTCTACTACCGCCTTTTTCACACGTAATTTGGATGGTTTTGTACTCATAGATGACATTTTATACTCACAAATAGAATTCAAAGAATGATGGTTAGAAAAAGTAAGAAATGGAAAGGGAGAATTCAATTTTATGAATTCGAAACTTGGGAGAATTTGTCATTGTGTATTTATATTCTTTTCCTCCCCCTTTTTCCTCTCCTTTTTCCACTTTTTCTTTTAGAGGGGTTATAGAAATTAGGTAATGGAAATCTGTAACTGGGAAATTAAATAAAAGGAAAAGATTTTTATAATCATCTACTTTCTATTATTTCCAATTCTTAACTACAAAATAATATTATTAAAAAATCGAATGCTTGAATATGCTGTTGTTTATCTATCTTGTGTTGTTATAGGAATTACATTTTCCTTTTTATGGATACATCAAGATGATGAACCTATAACCACTCCAGAAGAAATTACAATCGATAATCTCGAAAAAATGTATGACGAAATATATGACAATTACGAAGAAGAGGAAAAAGAGGAAGAAGAAGAAGAATATTATTTGAATCCATTAATCTATGATATTTCCCTATGTTCTCCTGTAAATGATACTATCCCTTTTTATCAATCTACTGGAAAAAGTTGTGTGAAGCGTATTAAAACTCCTACCGTTTTTAAAGAGGAAAAAAGGGGAGAGAATCCAAATTTGAAAAGTTGTCTGAAAAAAACTTAGATACCAAACTATAAATATATACAGGAAATTATCATTTTACATATTTTCATATCTTTCTATCACCTAATAAAATCCAAAACCCTAAAGCATGGTTCAATCACAAATTAAAAGCGAAATTCATTATCCCGAAACCCGTACCATTGAACTTGCCGACCAAGGCCAAGAAGTAGAACCGTTTATGGTCGAAATCGAAGAGCAGAATTATTTAGTGGCAATTGGAAAAGAAAAATACGATTATTCCACCAAACATCGAATCGTTTATTTCCCCATTTATCTATTATCCCCCGACGCTTCCAAAGTCAAAGCCCGTATCGGTATTCTCGAAACCAAAACCGAAGAACTGATAAAAGCATATGACGATTTAGACGAACTCGACCCCAATCGCATGTCGGACCCCATTTGGTTCGAATTTGTCACCCCCTCTTTTTTAAAATATTCTAGAGCCCAATTGGAACCAGAAGCTTTTCAAACCTCCATTACCAATAAACCAGAACTCGAAATCCCAGAACCCGAAATACAGGAGTTGGAACCCCGCAAATCCAAACGAGAACAAGAAGAAGAAGATGTCTTGGAATTACATTACCCCCAACAACAAACTATGGAATCCCATCAACGTAAAGAAGCGGCCAAACAAATTGCCAAAGAACATTTGAAACAAGGCGTGTTTATTGTTGACCCCGATGTCCGGCCTCCGATGTCGCTCCCCGAAGAATCCAAAGAAGACGTGGATAAAATCAAACGCGAATTTCGTAAAACGGCGGCTTCCAATTGGCTAGAGAAATTCTTCAAAAATAATCAATTTGGAATTGTCGATAATGAAGGCGGTGGCGATTGTTTCTTCGCCGTCATTCGCGATGCGTTTCAACAAATCGGCAAGAAAACGACGGTCCCGAAATTACGTGCGATATTGGCCACCGAAGCTACTGCGGACGTCTATGAAAATTATCGTAATCTCTATTTCCAATTTTCAGGCGAAACCGACGCCAATGAACGTAAATTAAAAGAATATGGACAATCTCTTTTAAAACTCAAAGCCCAAACCAAAAAAGTTCAAGACGTCAAAGAACATCAACTATTGGTAGAAGAGGGGAAAATCTTGGTCAAAGAAGCCGAAGAACTCAAACAAGCGATTCGTTTAACCCGTGAATTATCCAAAGAAGTTGCTTTCATGAAAGGCGTAGATAGTATGGATAAATTCCAACAAGTTCTTCAAACGTCCGTCTATTGGGCGGATGCTTGGGCCATCGCGACCCTAGAACGTGTATTAAACATCAAAGTCCTGATACTGTCTGAAGAAGCCTATCAACATAAAGAATTGGACGCGGTCCTGTTATGCGGTGAATCCCCCAAAGAAGACGTCGCGCCCTTTTCGCCACAGAATTATATTCTCACGGCCTACTCCGGTAATCATTATCAATTGGTCACTTATCGTCAAAAATTCATTTTCCAATTCGAGGAAATTCCGTATTCCATTAAAATATTGGTCGTGAATAAATGTTTGGAACGAAATGCCGGAGCTTATTACGCAATTCCTGCCTTCCGTCATTTCAAAACTCAATTGGGAATCGACGCGGACGAAGGTGCGCCAATCTCCATTGCCGCCAAAGTCGGTCAAATTCCGGAAGATTTTGAAACCAATGCGGAACAACAGGTCACAGAATACGAAAAACAAGCGCTTTCTCTAGAACCAGAAATCGTATTCCAGTTCCATACGAATTCCGATGCTTCTAAAAAACCCGG